CCGACCCGATGAGCGCCGAGCCGTTGACGTCATAGATACCGACGGCGCTATTAGAGATTCTGACCTCGACGCGTTGATCGATCGTGCCGTTGCCAAGGTCAATCTCGACGCCGACGCCGGGCGATGAGACGCCGGCAGGCGTTACCGACGTCTCGAGCTCGAAGTGCACGACGATGCCAGTCTCGACGGTCTGCGATCCGAGCGCCCGCGAATAGTTGTTCGCGCTGGTCGACAGCGGCAGCGACCACGCGCCAGAGCCAGAAATCGCCGCGGTCGAGCCGCTGAGCGTCCATCCGTAGATCTCGGGCTTAGCCAGCGGCAGCCACGTGAGATCGACAGCGCCCGGCGGGCCGCCGAATCCGCGCAGCTCGAACGGGTGCCCCGCGGTGACGCGCGACATTGGCGCCATAGTCCAGCCGCCGGACTCATAGAGTGCGAGCCACTGGTCAGGCCGTCCACCGTTGGCGGTATCCTGCACCGTCCACAGCACGCGCGAGCCGATCGGAATCGCGCGGAATCGGTCAATAGTCGATCCCGGCAGCCGCGTGACGGTCGTGGTGTAGGTTGTCCACGTTGCGCCACCGTCGAGGCTTCTGGCAACCCTTAGCTGCTCTACATCTGTCCATGCGACATAGGCAGCGCCGGCCGTGTCTGACCAACTGGTGACGTCCTCCGAGGACGTTGTGACAGGCTCAATTAGGACGACGTCAGCCTGGCGAAGCGCGAGGTGCGGCGACGAAATGCGGCGCGATCGAACCTTTCTGGTGGCGCCACCGGGCGCAGCGATTGACGACACGATAAAGAGGCCGTCGAGCGTCGTCGTGATGTCAGGCCGATACTCACTGTCCTGCGTCGCGCCGTCCTTCCAGGTCTCGACAAAATCAAACGAGTGACCGACGTCGCTTGACGCGTATTGTACCCACCCTCGATAGGTCGTCTGGTCATCTGTCCACGACATGCCGACGAGCAGCAGCACCGCCTCGTGTGTGTGCGCCCATGAGATCGAGTCATAATCCGCACCGGCCGGCAGTTCGACGTCATAGCCGGCGAGGGTCAGCGACCGCCAGGTCAGCGCGTCGTCGTCGCTGTAATGGATGACGAGGTCGACGCCGCCGCCCGGCCCGAGCACGAGCGCCGCAACGAGCAGGCGGCCGGTAGGCAGGCGCAGGACGTCGACCGGATGGCCTGACGTGTAGGCGGCGCCGGCAGGCTGCGCGCCGTCGGCATCCATTGCCCGCGTATGGTCTGCGATGGTCACGGCAGCGGCGGCCCAATCATGCGACGCCAGATCGTACCGTCGGCCGTAGATTATGCTCGCGTTGTTCCAGGCGACGAGCGCCTGACCGTTTTCGAGGTCGACGCCGGCCCAATTGTGGCGACCATCGCCGCCGCGGTCGAGCTCAGCGGCGCTGAGCTGCTGCCAAACCTGCGGAGTAGACCGGCCGAGCCACTGGTCCCCATTAGCGCCAAAATCTCGACGGACGGCGACCTCGCAGCCCGTGCCAGGCATGCCCGCGCGAGTGACGGTCGACCGGAACGGCAGCGCCTGCTCGCCGAGCACCTGCACGCGTAACGACGGCCCGAGGTCGCCCGCCGTCGTCGAGCTGCGGCCGATGCTGCCGTATTGGTACGCGGCGACGCCAGGAACCGGCGACGCCTCCGTATAGTCGCTCGCATTCGTGCCGCCGCCGACGGCCTGCAGGGCGTCGTCGGTAATGCGCGGGTCGGGCAAAATGAAGCCACAGAGAGCGGAATCGAGATCGAGACGTGCCATTAGTAGACCCCAACGCGGCCCGAGCTATTGCGGCCGACGCCGAGCCGGTCGACCTCGCGCCGCGTAGATATTGCCATACCGAGCCGCACGGGCCCGTCTCGCACGTCGATAACTGTCGTCACCGACAGCGGCGCCGGCTCGGACCCGACCTGCGCCCGCAGACCGGCAGGCGTGCGCGCCGCGGCGAGGTAGTCGCCAGGCGCGACCGTCGTTTCGCGGTCGACTCGGATCGGTCCTGGCGTGTCCGATACTCTCCGGCGCCGACGTCGGCGCCTCCTGCGCTCGACGCGCTCTTCGCGACCGCTGACCGACACGACGTCGCGAACCGCTTTTTTGACCTGCCGCGCAATAGACCGCGCCAGAGCGACGATTCCGCGAGCTATACCGACGAATAGCGCCTTCACGATTTGCGGCACAGCTTTAACGATCTCGACCACAATAACGGGCGCAGCTTTCGCCAGAGCTACGATAATATCGGGTATGCGGTCAGTAATGGCGGTAATAAATGGCCCAATATTATCGGCCAAGGATTGCACAAAGTGGATCGCCTGATTGGCCAGTGAGTCGGCCAGCTTTTTTGCTCGATTTGGGCCGGCTGCCTCGCCAATAGCGCCGAGCAGGGCCGCCGGGTTGCGCAAGGCGTCAAGCGCGCCGCCCGTCAGTGTCAAAATAATGCCCGCAGCTTTCGCGCCCGCCTCGCGCGCCGTGTCGACAATAGCGGCGCCCCATACGCGCGCCCAGGGGATACGCGCGAACGATTCTGTGATCTGCGCCGACATGTCATCAAGCGCGACCGCGGCCAGTTGTGCCGAGTTCTGCAGCTCCGTCTGCAGCGGCTCGAACGCTCGTTCGGACGCGACGCGAATCTGCATTAGCCGCGCATCAATCTGTGCAAGCGCTGCCTGTGTCTGCAGTGCCTGCTCGGCCGTCAGCTGAGCCGCGTCGGCTGTATCGACAAGCGCCTGCCGCAGACGACCGAGTGTTGCTACCTCGGACCGGTCGACGAATGGCGCCTGAGCTGCAGACAGTGCGCGACGGTACGCCTGCAGCGCCGCGGCAGCTTGCCGCGCGCCGGCGGCCTGCTCTTTACGTGCCGCGGTGTCCTTCTCGGTCGACCTGGATCCGCGGTCCTGCGCTCGGCGCACCTGCTCAACAGTTCCAAGCAGCTTGCGTGCCTCGTCGTCATAGTCGGAAGTTGCCAGCTCGAGCGCCTGAAAGCTGCCTTCGACCGCATCGATGCCGATTTGTTGAAATGACATCTGGAGGCCGTCGAGGGACGCCGTCAGCTCTCGAAAGCCTGCAATACGTGCCACCGCTCGCAGCGCATCGAACATGTCAAGGAGGCGCGCCAGTGGCTTGCTAAGCGCCTGCAGAACTATGCGCGCCATGAGCTCGAATGCCTGACCCACTAACGACGCGCCGCCGCCGATTGCATTGAGGGCGTCTCGGCTCATTAGCCCGAGCTTCAAAAACAGAACCGCCGTGCGCTCGACGCCAGGCGCGAGAATGTCAGCCAGTACGATAGCCACGGCCTTGCCTGCTGCTGCGGCAGCGTCGAGCGCGTCATTAGCCGCCGTGATTCGGTCGACCGTTGCCTGCTCGATGCCGAGCGCAGCCTGCAGCGGTGCGAGCTCGTCGAGCAAATCGCGCGCCGTGCGTTGCAGGCTGACCATTCCAGACGCAAGCGCAGCCGTTCCGGCAACGGCGCCGACGATTGCCAGGCCAACACCAGTAAAAGCCAGCGCAGTGCGGCCGATCGGGCTTTTGAGACCTTCCATGACGGCGCGCAGCTTGTCGAATTTGTCTGTCCCGATTCCCGCGATTTCCGCCAGCCCTTTACCGGCCTCTCGTGCGGCGTCGGCCTGCTTTTCTGCCTCGCGTGCGGCAGCCCGTGCGGCACGCTCGGCGGCCTTTTGCGCGCGCGCGTTGTCGCGCGCCTGCTGCCGGATGGCCCTCGAGACGCCGCGCGACGCCCGGATCGACATCTGCTGAACCTTGCGGATCGCCTTGTCGGCCTCCGTTCCGGCGAGATTTGGGATCGATTTGAGGGATTCGGTCAGGGCCGACAGATCCGCCCCAATCCCAACAAGTGCGTCAGCCATTGTCGACCTCCTGAATAGCTGCCGCCACTATCGCCGCTGCCATCGGCTGGCGCGAGGCGCGCACGGGGTCGCCGAGATCGGTCGTATAGAAATACCGCGGGCGCGTCGCGTGCTTGCGCTCGCCGAGCTTGCTCGAGATGACGAATCGAGCGTAAGCGCCTGCCGGGCCGGTGACGCCGACAGATCGGCGAATCTGGTCAGGCGGCCCTGGCTCGGCACGGTCGACGAGGCCGTCGCGCAATGCGCCAGATCTGACCGGCGCCACCGCTCGCGCATTTCGCGCGATTTGCCCGGTCGTATCGTCGACAATGAGCTGCACTCGACCGCGGATCCGGTCGATTAGCGGCGCCGGATTGTCGAGGATGCCAGTTAGCGACCGCGTGCCGCCCGGGACTCGGCGTGTCGTCATCGTCTGGACTCCGTCAGGGAAGCGTCGTGGGCGCTCGTGTCGGCACGGTCGCCTCGATGGTGCCGGCCCAATACTGGCCATTCCACGCCGAACGCGATTCTATGCGCGTCACCGGCACCGTTTCCGGCGGCGTCGCCGCGTCGACGAGGCGCGCCAGGCGCCCGACTATCTGCCGGCGGGTCTGCAGGTGCGCCGTATAGCTGGCCTCCTTGTCCATCGTCGCGATGCGGTCGTAGTGCTCGACGCGCACGCGGTAGACCGTGTCAGTCGTCGTCGCGACGGCCTGATTTCGCCGCCCGTCCTGCACCGTGTCGACCGCCGACGGCACGCCGACATAGACACGGCCTCCGAGCTGCTTATCGACCTCGACCACGCCATCGGGCGGCGGCAGGCCGCTGACGGCAGCAGCGGCGCCGAGCTCGTCGCGCAGCTCAGCCAGCACGATAGCGCGCAGCTGCAGCTCGGTATACGCCCGCCTGCTCACGTCGTGCCCCAGGTGCTCGGCACGTCATCCTGATACCGATACCGATCGTCTTTACTGACGTCCCACGCGCCACCGGTGAAAATCGGCACGGATGCCTGACGACGGCGGCCCGATGTCGTGCCGTCTGCGGGCGCATACTGCAGCGTCAGGTCGCGCAGCGCCGCGTGGTATTGGTCGCGGAAATCGCGCGACATGTCGAGGTATTGACCGCCGCCGAGCGATGACGCGACGCCGTGCAGCAGTACGTCGAGAGTATGCAGCACGTGCGGCATCTTGAGCGAATGCGAGTCAATGACAAGGTGCGACCTGTTGCCTTTGTTTCGCAAGTAATCCTCGATGTCATCCCAAGCCGTCGACATAGCCGCGAGCATCATCGATTTGGAATCTGCCGCGGCGACGGCGAGTAGCGGTTCCGTCGCCGTCAGCGACAGGCGCGGCACGCGGTCGACAAGGTCTTGCACGCGGATCACTGGGTAGAGCCGGCGCAGACATACGCTCGCCGCTTGAGTGTGCGGCGTCGTCGTGCCGTCGGATTCAGTGAACACCCATTCCAACCGGTACGCGTCGCCGAGCGCGACCGTCGCGGCGATGGCTTCCGGCCAGGTCACGGCGCCGACGCCGCTGTCGGTCAGTACGGTGCCGGTGTCGGATTTGAGCGCCACCGTCCACGAGGCCGGCACGACCGCGACGTCGGACGCGTCGTATAGGCCGATAGTCGTCGTCGTCTCATGCCCACGCACGAGCAGGGCCGGGCGGCTGTCTATGGTGACGATGGAGCCCATCAGAGAGTCACCGCGCCGTCGTCGTCGGCCGCGTCAGCTGACGGCGGCGTCTCGATGCGTTGCGGCGTCGGAGCGGCGCCAGCGGCCGGCGAGGACAGCAGGCGCGCCCGCTGAGCCGGCGACAGGGTCGCGAGGTAGGCGCGAAAATCGGCAGGCACGGCGCCGAGCCCTGACGGGTCGCCGGTACGCTCGACGGACCCGATACACGGGCGGATCTCGCCGTCGTCGTGCTCAAGCCAGCCCATAGCCCGCATGCGGCGCTCGACGACCTGCAGGCGCTGCAGCGCTACCGCATTCCGGTCGGCCTGCGCTCGGCATGCGGCGCGGGCGCGCTCGTCGATAGCGCGCAGACGGGTGAGGACGTGCGGGTGCACGCCGCCCATGTAGTCAGCGGCCCACGACGCAAACAGGACGCAGCGCGCCCGGTGGTCGACGTCGATGCGCGTGCGGCCAGGGCCAGGAATCGGCCGCTCGTATGCCCAGCAATGATGCAGGCCCGCCGCGGTCTGGTATCGCAAAATGTACTGACTATGGGTGACGCCGTGCGCCGTCACCTCATAGTCGAGGGGGATTTCAATCGCGCCTTGCTCGCGCCAGCTGGCAAGGACTTTGCTCGGATCGGCCACAAAGTGCACGCGGCCGGTGTCAGGGTCGCGCACGCGTCGACGGGTCACGCCGCCGACGCCGTCGGAATGACGAATCAGCACCGGGTCAGGCACGACCCACGCGCGCACGTCGTTACCGCCGTTGTCGCCAGGGTCGACCGGCTCAAGCAAGATCTGCCAGTTGCCAGGAATCAGCAGGGTCGACCACATCGGCGTAGCCGGTAGGCGAAGGCGCGCCGTCCGGCCGGTCGGCGCGTGGTGGCGTGGAATAGGGACAGGCTGCATCGATGTTCCTCGTCGGTCGAGAGCAGGGCCGCCTCGTCGGCGACCGTCAGTCAGGCGTCAGCGAATCAGGCGCGACCGGTGCCACGCACGCGACAACACAGCGCTTGCTTTACGATGGTAGCGCCGTAGCTCTTAGCTCCGATCCACTTGACGTTTTTGTTGTCCGCGTCGCGCGCCTCCTCGATGACAAGCGCGAGGCCGCCGCCAGGGCGACGAACTTCGAGCACTACGACCATCGACGGAGTCGGCTCGGCCTGGTCGATATTGAGGTAGCCGACGCCGCCGGGCGCCACCATCATGCCGGAATAGACGCCACCGGCGACCGGCACGCGGTCAGATACGAAAAAGTCGATCCCGTCGTAGCTGCCCTTGTAATTCCCCATTCCGGCAGCCTGCGCCGCGTCGAGCTCGCGCCGCATCTGGATGGCGCCGCCGCGCGACTCGATGTCAGCGGCGACGAGTGCCCACTGATTGGTGTGCAGCACGCACATAAAGTCGCCGATCGGGTTTTTGCCGTTCTGCTCGACCTCGTTCTTGCTTTCGCGAATGGTGTCCCATGAGGTCGGATCGGCGGCAGCGCCTGCGATATTCGTCATCGAGTCGGCGAGCGCCAGGATCGTCGAGGTTTCTGTGTATTGCCAGCCGCGTACGATGCGCGGAGCAATGCGCGCCCAGTTGTACTCGCCAGTGACGTCACGGCGGCGCAGCTCGTCGGTAACGGCGTATGCGACGTCGTAGTTGGTCACCGAAATGTTGACGTACGTGGGATCGATGTCGGTCGGAGTACTGACCGCGGTGGCCTCATTCGTGGCGGCCCAAAGCGCGGTCGAGTCTTCGATCTGCAGAGAGAACGTGCCGGCGAGGGTCATGCCTTGCACGCCTTGCAGCTGGTCGGAAACCTCAGACAGGTCGACGATCGCAGGGTGCTGACCGATGGTAAATCGGTCCTCGACAGCCTGCAGAATCATCATTGCGGCCAGCTTGTTGCTGTATGGCAGGGTTCCGGCAGGGACGGTTGAGGTCTTCTCGATGGCCATTTCGGGCGCTCCTTGTCGTGTGGTGCCGGCTCCTCACCTGCGATTCACCGGGATCGTAGCATGTCAGCGGCGCGTGCGGCGGCCGGCTCCCCAGAATGCGCGACGCGCGCGCGCCTGCTCCTCGGGGCTGAGCCGGTGGAATTTCTCCACCGTCAGGGTGCCGTCGTCACCGGGCGGCGGCGTGCGGCGCCTCGTGTGCGGTGGCGTGCCAGCGCCTCGGCGCTCGACGGGCGGCGCCGATGGCTCGTCGCCCTGCTGCTGAGGGAGGTACACCTGTAGCGCCCGCGGCAGGCCCGCCCGCAGATCGTCGTCGGCCGCGGTGGCTTTCCACCATTCGCCGACCTCGACCTGCTGCTCGGCGCCGTCCATAGCGGCAGCCCATCGAGCGTGCGCCATGTCGGCGATCTGGTCGTCGTCGATGCCGGTGGCCATCCTGACCGACAGGCGCCGCGCGCTCGTGCGAGCCGTGTCGAGCTCGCCGGTGCGAGTCTGCAGCTCGGATTCAAGCTCGACGACGCGCAGCTCGAGAGCCGACGCCGCCGCTTGAGACTCGCGCAGCAGGGCCGCCGATACCATCGACTCGGCGGCGGCCGGTGGCGGTGGCGCGGCCGGTGGCGCGAGGTCTGGCGGTGCTGGGTTCGGTGTCTCGTCACTCATGGCGCGGCCTCCTCGGCTGCTGCGGGTGTAGTGGTCGCGAGGGTGCCGTCACGGCGTGCGGCGTCGAGCTGCGCGCGGGCGGCGTCTGGCGTCGTTCCCATGATGCGGGCGACGGCGATTTCGGCAGGAATCAGGCCGCGGTCGTAGAGAGCGAGCGTCTCGCGTTCGAGCTGCTGCTGCTCGCCGGTCGACAGGGGGAGCAGGGCGTACTCGATGCGATAGCCCGATTCCGGGCGCGACCCGCCGTCGAGACGATTCATGCAGGCCGCCGTCATCGCGGCCAGGCGCTCGTCGTGCGGCCGGTAGACCGGCGCGCGGCGCTGCTGGACTTCGCGCGTGCCAGACCTCGACAGCGACAGCGCAATGCCTGACCGCGGGTCGCTCGTCTGTCGCACGAGGTCGTCGGGCGACAGCCCCCACGATTGCGCAATCAGGCCGAGCCGCCGCTCATAGACGTCCTGCATAGTTCCGAGCTCAGCGCCGGCGTCCCATTGCCACTGCATCGCCTGCACCTGCTCGTCGAGTGGCTCGAATGCGAGAACCGACGACGCGTCGCCCTGGAGTACCGCTACAGGCGTCCCGTCGTCGGCCTCGCGACGTTGCGAGCCGGCCGGCGCCATGTTGTAAACGCAGCGCTGGGGATTTGCGGCCTGCGTCATGCAGTGGTCAATGTAGGCGCTATGCCGAGCCACTACCATGGTGCTATCGATGGTCTCGATTCGATACCACGGGTTCCACAGGGCCGCCGGTTCGGCGACGCTATGGGTAATGTCCCACGGCAGGAACGGCCGACCGTCGGCTCGCCGGTAGACGTCGGGCCAGTCGCCACCGTCGTAGCTGCGGCCGTGCACCTGCTCAGTGATGTCGCGGTCCTCGCTATCGAGCACGCGGTAGGATGGCGCGTCGAGGTCGCGCACGCTCCAGACCTCGCGCACCCACGTCCACCGGTCGCGGACGAGGCGCTGGCACCATTCGGTCAGCTCGACCGGTACGCCAGGGCGCAGCGGGTCGGCGATGCCGTCGAGGAGGTCAGGCGTCACAATGCGCAGGCGCATGCGGCCCGTCTCCGGGTCGACGTAGAGCTGCCGGCCGCATTCATTGGTCAGCTCGGTATAGACCTGCGCCTGCCGCATCGCCGATCGCGCCTGCATGACCCGCCACCGCTCGGCGACCTGCGCCGCGGCGCGAGCGTCGAGCGCGTGCGACACCGCAGCGTCGTCGTCGTAGAGCACCGACACTGTTTCAGCGAGGTCGCGAGCAGGGCACGCCGTCAGCTGCGGCGGTCCCCAGGCCTTCGCGCGCACGGCGCCGACAGATAGCCTAATGTGCTCCCGTAGATCGTCGTGCCACGTGCCATGCAGCATGCGCAGGCGTAGTTGAGTATGCCGCACGCGTGGCGAACCCATACGCATAGGCGGCAGCGGTGCGGCGTATTTTGGCATACTCGGATCCTACTCGATGCGGAATCGATCGGCTACGACACGGCCGCCGCCGCTCGACGGCGCCCAATACTCGACGAGGGCATAGCGCAGCGCATCGATAACGTCCTTCGATCGGTGCATAGACGTGCCATCCCACAGCGACATAGCGTCGGCCAGGTGCGAGCAGCTGGCGTCGACGGCCCAGCCGCCCGGCGTCATCATGCGTTCGCACATCCACCGGACCGACAGCCAGAGCGCGCCGGCGCCTCGACGAGCGCCTCGTTTTGCGCTGCGCACGCGTGGCATGGTGCGGTCTGACGCAATGCCGAGCCGTCGAGCTACCGCTGCCTCGAATCTTGAATTGCTTTTTTTGGTAACGCGCCCGCGCGCGTCGGTGAACCGCTTGTCGCCGTGCACGGACGCCAGCATCCGCCAGGACAGGCCGCGAGCGGCCAGCATTGCGAGCACCGCGTCAGCGTCCATAGCTACCGACGTAGCAGACTGCGCGACGTACTCGTCGAGCACCCATACGCGCGCCGGCACGCCTCGCCGCTCGTCGCCGGTCTGCACGGCACACAGGACCGCCGCGGTGCGCAGTGATTCGTCGCCCCAGTCGATGCCGAGCACCAATCGCACTTTTTTGCCCTTCGGCCCGACGTCGCTGTGCTCATACAACCGAGGTATGCAGTGTTTTGTCGGATCCCACGGCTCGAAGACCTGACCGTCGGCGCGCATTTCCCACTCGCCATCAATCAGGACCGGCTCTTCAAACGCCAAGACCTTGCGCCGCTCAGCCTCAATCCATGCGGCATCCATCGGATCGCCGGCTTCCGTGCGCAGTACCGTGCCATTGGGGAGCGTCAGCATTTCAGGCGTGCACCGAAAGTGCAGGTCGGTCAGCGCGCCATTCTCGGCCATTTCCTTAATCCAATCGACGCGCGCATTTACGGGCGTCATCGTCAGCGCCATTTCGCCGCCCGTCCGCGTCAGGCGTCGTTCGAGCTCGGAAAAGTTGCGCTGCCGCTTTGGTGGCTCGTCGTAGAGCACGAGGTGAAGCGTAGCGCCGGCCTGGTCGAGGGGGTCCTGCTTGCCAGTCCGGAACCAAATCTGAGACCCGTCGAGGAACGTCATCACCGGCGTATTCGCGCCGAATCCACGCTCAGCAGTGTACCGCCCGCGGGTCTCATCCGTGATCGCGCCTTTCGGCGTCAATGCCCACATTTTGCGCTGGATGGCGAGCGATTGAGACCATGAAACGCAGATGAACCAAATCTGCACCGGTCCTGCAGGCGTGCGCCGGTGTGGGTGTGTATGCGTCGCCCACCAGAGCCCCTCGATGCATGCCGCGGTAGTTTTACCTCCCACCTGGTTTCCAGTGCGCAGCAGCCGGCGGCGGCTCGGACATCGCCAGAACGCCACTTGTGGCGGCGTGCCGACAAAGTGCGCGAGCGGGTCGAGGTCGAT